ACTTGATTAGCGGTTCTGTAGGCGAAGGCCTTGCAGTTAAGTTTATGGCACATCGTAAAATTGCTAGCAAGATGCCTAAGCCCGAAGATATCCTTAAGGGCAAAGTTAAAGAAATGAAGTCAAAAGAGATTTCAGCTATGTACTCTTTGACTGTGTCATTGTGCTACGAGTTGAAAGATGCTTGTGATAAAAATGCCAAAGATTGGAACAGTCAGGTTAACTGCTTCTTCCAATTTATGATGGATAATTTTGAAACAGAATTGGTTATCATGGGAACTAAATTGGCTTTGAGCACTTATAAGTTGCCGTTGGATCCAGATGAGATTGCTTGTTTTGATGCCTTCCATACCAAATACGGCAAGTATATTGCGGCGGCTACTGACAAGAGCGTCTAACCAAAAGGTTAGTTAAATATTGACAGGACCTCCGGGTCCTGTTATAATATATACATACGTAAAAGGAGCATATATGGCACATGTAGATTCAGTTATCGATAAAATTATTGTAGCCCGAGTTGGGTTGTTGTTGCGTCATCCATTTTTTGGTAACATGGCTACACGCCTAAAAATTCAAGACGGCAGCGACTGGTGTAAGACTGCGGCAACAGATGGACGCTCAATTTATTTTAACAGAGAATTCTTTCAACCGCTTACAATTAAACAAATTGAATTTGTTATTGCTCACGAAATTCTTCATAATGTGTTTGACCATATGGGTCGTCGTGAAGGGCGTAATGCTAAGATCTTTAATATTGCCGCTGACTATTGTGTTAACGGACAATTAATTCGTGATAAAATTGGTGAGCAACCTCCTAAAGAAATTCAAATCTTCCACGACCCTAAATACTACGGTTGGGGTGCTGAACAAGTATACGATGACATCTATGAAAAGATGGACGAACAAGAACTTGAAGCACTTGGAAATTTGCTTGACGAGCACGTCGAGCACGTTGACTGGGGCGACGGTGATGGCAATGGGCAAGACGGTGATGGCAACGGTCGACCACGCTATTCAAAAGAAGAATTGAAACAAATCCGTGACGAAATTCGCGAAGCTACTATTCAAGCCGCTAATGCCGCGGGTGCAGGTAATACACCTGCAAACATTGCTCGAATGATTAAAGAGTTTACTGAGCCTAAAATGAATTGGCGTGAAATTTTGCGCCAGCAAATTCAAAGTACAATCCGTAATGACTTTACATTTCAGCGTCCTAACCGTAAAGGCTGGCACATGGGTGCTATTCTTCCTGGTATGAATTTTGAAGAAACTATTGACATCTGCGTTAGCATTGACATGTCTGGTTCTATTAGTAATGACCAAGCAAAAGACTTCTTAAGTGAAATTAAGGGTATTATGCAAGAATATAAAGATTTCAAAATTAAGCTGTGGTGCTTTGATACACAGGTATATAATGAAGCAGACTATGATGGCTATACTGTAGACGAGTTTGACGAGTATGAGCCTGCAGGCGGCGGCGGTACTGAGTTCGATGCCAACTGGGACTACATGAAGGAGCATGATATTAACCCTAAGAAGTTTATCATGTTTACAGATGGTTATCCTTGGGGTTCATGGGGCGATGAAAACTACTGTGATACAGTATTCATCATCCACGGTAACAATACTATTGTTCCACCATTTGGCGAGTATGCTTATTACGAGGAAGGTAATGGATCTAAATCTTGAAGCATTCTCAGCTAATCAAATTAGTTCTAAACTATGGGCGGCTGAGGAATTAGAAAAAGCAGTTGACAAACTTGAGTTTGGATCGCTAAACATGTATATGCTCGGAGGGTGGTACGCCACCCTCCATTTCATCTTAAAAATTAGAAATAACATTCAAATTGACGAGTGCAGATCTTTAGACATAGACCAAGTTGCTTGCTCCGTTGCTAACAGTTTAAACATATCTTGGGAAAAAGATTGGAAGTTTAAGGCATTCCCTGAGGATGTTAATAATATTGAATACCCCGATAGTGTTAATTGTGTTATCAATACTAGCAGTGAGCATATTGATTCAGATGAATGGTTTGATAATATCAAACCTGGAACACTATGTTTAATTCAGTCTAATAATTTAGACATAGACGAACATACTAACATTGTAAAATCTGCTCGAGACCTAGGAACACGATATCCGTTAACAACACAGATATTTCAAGGTACTCGCCCTTTTAAAACGTATCAACGTTTTATGATCATTGGACTAAAGTAATGGCAATTAAACACGGGAAACCAAACCCATTAAATTATTTTGATTTAAGAAGAGTAACATTTCTAAGTCCTCATTTTAGATCAATGTCTATTGACAAATATAATCCTGCGTTAATAAAAAGTTTAGACACTTGGATTAAGAACAATCTAACTGGAAGGTACTATATAGGACAGGGTATAGCATTAGACAATAATAATAATATAATCTATACTACTCAAATTGGCTTTGAGACAGAAAAAGAACTTAGCTTCTTCACAATTGCCTGTCCACATTTACAAACACGATAATTAAGTATGTACTTTTCGAACAAGGAGATATTATGACCGAACAAGTAGAAAATCAAGAACAAACAACAGCACCTGAACAACAAGGTGCAGAGCTTAATATTAACGATCTAAATGCCATGAAGGTTATCATTGACATTGCTAGTTCAAGAGGTGCATTTAAACCAAATGAAATGGTAGCAGTTGGCCAAACCTATACCAAATTAACAGCATTTTTAGATTCAGTTAGCAAACAACCACAAGGGGAATCTAAATAATGGCTGATTTAAAACACGTAGGCAGAAGCGTAGACACAAAGAAAAAGTGTCTAGTAGTGTTCCGTACACTACCTGGTGACGCTTATACTTGCCTAGTATTACCTACAGAAAGTTTACCAGATAGTTATCACGATTCAGTTGTTAATCTAGTTGAGAGTGTTGCAGGTCAGCAGTCGTATGAACTAGGTGAAATTATGGGTCGTACACAATTTCCAGACGGAAGCACTATGCTTGCGGCTTTGCACAGTCAAAGACGTTTAATGGCAATGCCAACTAATAAAATTGAAATGACTCCGAACGCTTCTACAGTCATTAACTTGTCAGAGCTTAATCAAATTATTGCAGAGACACAAGGCGTAGCAGTTGATGAAATTGCAGTTAAGAGCGATGTCAAGGAAGCAAAAATGCCGCCGGCAAAGAAAGACGAGCCAGAGGTTCCGGTTGCATCAGATCCGTCTAAAACAACTTCACAATCAGTTAACGAAAGCGAAGCCCCTACATCATTCGATAGTGCTACAGATGAAGCAAAGTTTTATCGTAGTCAAGCAGACAAGTTAGCTAAACAAGCTGCCGAGTTCCGTAGAAAAGCTGAAGAATTAGCTCCAACTAAGAAGACTACATCGAAGTGACATCTACTGGGAAATCTCTCCCAAAGGATGTTATTGAGTATTGGCCGGAAGTATTTGAAGAGATAAAACTTCGTGTATTACCTCTTAAGTATCTTCACGCGGTATTGATTACATTCAAAGACGGGAAAATTTGGGAGATACGAATAACCGCTGAGACCCGTACCGAAGGCTGGGAAAAGTTCGAAAAGAAATTGGCAGAACTGTTTAAAACCTACGAAGAAAATATCGACAATGTTGATTTTAAACTCGATACAATTAGAGTTAAAAAAGACATAGAAAAAAGTACACAGAAATTTTTAAAGAAAAAGAAGTTATAAATATATGAATGTTAAGCTCTTATCCTATTCACAGCCAACCGACGAGCTCCGTACACAAGGTGTTGCCGACGCCCAGGAGCTCATCGCCTTCTGCGCCAGAGTCTCAAACCCAAGTAACCAGTTCAACACTGACACTTCAGAAAAGCTCATTAAGTACCTCATCAAACATCAGCACTGGAGTCCTCTCGAAATGGTATCAGCTTGCTTGGAAATTACGACGACACGAGATATTGCAAGGCAGATCTTACGACACAGAAGTTTTAGTTTCCAAGAGTTCAGTCAACGATATGCTGACCCTACAAAGGATCTTAATTTCGTACTACGGGATGCTAGACGACAGGATCTTACAAATAGACAAAATAGTGTAGACTTAGATATTATCAGCAATGACGCTGATAGATTTTTAGCTGCAGGGTGGGAAAATATCCAACGTGATGTTATTAAAAAATCCCGGGAAGCATACGAATGGGCTATTGCAAACGGTATTGCTAAAGAACAAGCCCGTGCTGTATTACCTGAAGGACTTATTGAAAGTCGTTTATATATGAATGGTACACTACGTTCATGGATTCACTTTATTGAATTGCGTAGTGCTAATGGCACACAGAAAGAACACCAAGAAGTTGCTATTGCATGTGCTCGAGTGATAGCTGAGATTTTTCCAATGACCACAGATCTTGTAGCCAAGTAAAATCATTTATCTTAGATAATGCCTCCTTATTGGAGGCATTTTTTTCACCGTATGTTCGTCCAGCGAGTGCGCCTAAATAGGCATAAAATCCATAAACGGCATTGTCATTTAGTGTACACCACACGTTTAACCTATCCAATGCTTCGTTGTTTCTAGTCACTGCTAGTTTGCAACACTCTCTAAAGGCACTGCGCCAAGTACTAAAAGGATCTGTATTAAATGCAGTAATGTTGCTTATTTCTTCCATTACTTTAAATCGGGTACTAATACTAGTTGTCATATCAGTACTAGACGTATCCATGTTTAATGTTAGTTTCTTTGGTAATAGTTTGACTCCGCCATAACCGTATTCTAAACCATTAATAGGATTTTGACTTCTCCAAACATGTACTATGTCATGCTCTTCTTTAGTTAACTTATAATCAAAATT